ATCTAAATTTAAACAATCGCAAGGCAGAAGCAAAACTAGTTCGTGCCATCAGCGATTCAAACTTCCTTACAACTTATGGCTGGTTGGCCAGAGTTTCATGCAGAGGGTTGACGCTTAGTTCCAAACATACGATTGATCTTGATAATGAAATTCAAAGGATATTGACTCTGTCTGATAAAAATCAACCTGTCATCAAGAAAGAAGTCGAAAATCCTTATAAACACAATGTGTATGAGCTGATGCGAGAGCGTACTCTGGAAGTCGGCGGCAATCTAGAAGGATTATGGGACGATTACTTGCAGGATGGGGCAAAGAAGACTCCCACGTTTCCGGTTGTCGATCTGTTGGCCAAAAGCAACATTCTGCCGCATCATGTGCCTATTTTAATTTCTGCTTGGCAATCAAAACTCAACGAATATCATCTAGTTCAGAGTGGTAAAGATGACAGCTTAAACGAGGCCTATGCGAGATTTACCAAAACTCAGATCAAAAATATCATAGGAACTATAGAGCAAATTATCAGTGATTTGAACTCGTATATTTCCGTAAAGAAAGCAGGCAGAAAGCCTCGCACAAAGAAACTCATATCTGTGGATAAGCTGGTACGAAAGCTCAAGTATCAGAAAATCTATAAAGACGAGGCATTAGGATTAAATCTTGTCAGTCTCTCACCTACTAAATTACACGGATGCAGCGAAGCGTGGGCTTACGACACCAAGAAACGTAAGCTATATCACTTTGTTGCAGACGAGTATTCGAAAAGCATTGGCGTCAAAGGTAATACATTAATCGGATTCTGCACAAAACAAAGTGAAATCAAAACGCTAAGAAAACCGGCGGAACAATTAAAAGAAATTATGGGTAGTAAACCATCAGCACGTAAATTCTTCAAAGAGATCAAAGCCGTATCTACTACTCCTAATGGTAAATTTAACTCAAGCATTATCATACTAAAAGCATTCTAAGAGGCAAATATGAAGCAAGTAGACTTAAACAAGTATCAGGCATTCGTGGAAAAAGTAACAAGCACGGAAAGTAATGATCTAACCGCATTCATGGATCGTTTAGATCGTGTGGACGGCAATTGGGAAGCATATGGACCAGATGGCGAATACCTGCACGGTCCAAATATCAATGTACCACTTCTCTTGACTGCTGCGATTGGGCTGGGAAGCGAATCCGGCGAGTTTCAAGAGATCGTAAAGAAAGTATTCTTCCAGGGTAAAAAACTAGATGATGCCACTCACTTCCATTTGAAGCGAGAGTTGGGCGATATCATGTGGTATTGGATTAATGCCTGTCGCTCACTCGATCTAGATCCAAACGCAGTCATTGCTGAGAATGTCAAGAAGCTTGAAGCACGCTATCCCGGCGGACAATTTGATGTGTTCCATAGTGAAAACAGGAGCGCAGGAGATTTATAACTAACGCTCCTGTACACAAACTGATAAATAGTTTGACAGGAATTAGTTATGGCAGCAGATCCACTCAGTACTCCAACCAATGCTAACTTGACTCAACTCAAGGAAGCGATGTTTGACAATATCAGATTTCGTCTAGGCGATGGTATCATAGACCTTGAGTTAGATCCACAGCATTATGAGGCCGCTTACAATTATGCAATAAAGACCTATCGCCAAAGAGCACAAAACTCTACGGTAGAGTCTTATACTCTGATGACAGTCATTCAAAACGTCGATACCTACACTTTACCTAGCGAGTTTATTAACGTTCGATGCTTATATAGACGCACGGTAGGTTTGGAAACTGGACCATCTTCGACTTCATTTGATCCATTCTCAAGTGCTATTCTGAACACCTATCTGTTGAACTACAATTATACCGGCGGTATGGCTACCTACGACTTTTATGCCGGCTACGTCGAACTGGCTGCTCGTATGTTCGGTGGTTATGTTACCTATACATTCAATCCTGTAACCAAAGTACTGCGCGTAGTCCGTGACTTCAAAGGCAGCGGTGAACGTATATTAGTCTGGGCAGACGTACAAAAGCCAGAAACTCAGTTGATACAGGATCCTGGCAGTGGTGTGTGGGTCACCGACTTTACTATGGCTGTTCTTAAGCAAATCATAGGTGAAGCTCGCGAGAAGTTCAGTACGATTGTAGGGCCACAAGGTGGTTCATCCCTAAATGGTACTGCAATGAAGGCCGAAGGTAAGGCTCAACAAGAATTGCTGATTGATGAGCTAAAGAGATACGTCGATTACAGTCAGCCTTTAACATGGATTCAAGGATAATGAAACCATCTGAAATTTCAACAACGCAAAATCGATCAAAATATCTTAAATCATATTTAGAATTTGCTTATCTTTGTGAAAGTATTATCAACGAAGATAGTACTATTGTTTCTAAGTTAAGAAATCAACCAAACGGTATTGAATTAGCTCAATTACTGCATAAAAAAATGAGTTTGCCTCATAATGTTGATATATCAAAAGTAAATAAGATTGAATTAGGTAGACCAAAACGAACTCCATATAGTTCACGGCGCCAGAAGGTTGGAAGTCGTTGGTCTATATTTATTGGTACCAAAGGTGTAGCAGCAGTTCATTACCATTTTAATTCTCAAACATACACCCTAATTAGCCCAAATATCCCTGATGAACTTGCACAAGATAATGAAAATCTACCATTACCAAGTAAAATTTTTAAATCTTATCAGAGCGACCTGTGGTCCGAAATAAAAAGAATTTTATCAAGCACAATAGGTAAGATCAAAGAAATTTATCAGATCGAAGATCCTGAGACAACTATTGATTTAAAAAGAAAAAGAGAATCTAGGAAGAAAAACACGTCCCTCGTGGTAAAGCTAGATCAAACAGTAGATCTAGACCAAACAGTAGATCGTCTTGTAAATAAATTCAAGTCTATTTTTTTAAGAACTCTTGAAAGTGCAGAGGCAGAATATAAAGGTGTTCTTAACATAATGCTCAAGGCTAATTCATACAAAGATATGAGTCGTTATGTAGAAAAGTTAACGAAATTGGAAGATGCGATAGATGATATAAAATCGAAAGGAATTTCATCATATTTTAGCCGAGGTACTGACTACAAAAAGCAATTAAAAAATGCAATATATTTAGCCGCACAATATTATTATCCCGAGTTGACTCGAGGGCTTACTAAACTATCATATGGGGGCGGGGGATTGACCGCTGAAAGTCAAGAAGGTGTGAAAAAAATAATAACTGATATATCTCAGGGTGATACTAAAAAACTTGTCGCGATACTAGGTTTTTTTAAAAATGAGATAATTAGATCATGAAGATTTGTCATATTTTTGAAGCACGACGTACTTGGGATAAAGTATCTCAAGATCCCAGATTAGCTAAACAGCTTGGGTTTTTTTTACGTTTAGATACTACAATACCCCCAAATTATAGAGCTAAATTAGATGCTCCACGAATTTCTGATCAAGAAAAGGCAAAACTATTTGGAGAATTAATTGATAATACTTTTAATGACACCAAATGGGGAAATTTAAGTGAAGATGGTAAATTTGACAACTGGATATTAAATCAATATATCACAGGTCGCGTCAATTATGAAGATATATCAAGCGAACTCGTTGATGCGTTGGGTTCATGGAAAGCTCTAAGCATTAGAAATATGTTAGATCCAGCGCACCAAGATTTGAATAATTTTAAAAAGCTTCAGAGTCTTCAAACAGTTTTAAGATCGGATGTATATTCAACAAAATTAAGACAAATTAAAATTCAAGCAGAAGTTGACAAGCAAAAACGCGAGCAAAAAAGCATTACGTTAATAGATGATGAAAACTTTTTAGTAATAATTCCAGTAAACTACGGAGCATGTTACGTGTTTAACAACTCAATTGGTGTTAATGCTACCTTTTGCACGGGTAGTAGTAGTGGGGCAAGATGGTTTGAAAATTATTCTGCCAATGGTCCTATTATATCGGTGTTAGATAAAAATAATCCAAATAACATTAATGGAAAATGGCAACTTCATGCCCCATCTAATCAATTAAGAAATGCTAATCAAACAAACTCTTCATGGGGTGCAGGGGAGACATTCGGCAAACTTTTTCCAGGTTTGATGAACAAAATTGTTGCATCTATGCGACAAAATGCCCAACAAATTCATGATCAAAGTAAAGAAATCGTAGGTAATAGAGAGGGTTATAATGTTGAGGAACAAATAAATTTGTTAAAACGTACTTTCCCTGACGCATTTACAAGCGAAAAAAGTGTTGACATAACCTAGGTGCGATGCTAAAGTGATAGCATGAAAATTATTGCAATCACAGGATTGATAGGATCGGGAAAAGACACTGCTGCTGACTATCTTTGCACGAACAAAGGGTTCAAGCGTATGAGCTATGCTGAACCCCTGAAAGATGCAATATCTACTATTTTTGGATGGGATCGCGAACTGCTAGAAGGCAAGACTAAGCATAGTCGAGAATGGCGAGAGCAGATCGATCCCTGGTGGGCAGAACGCTTGCAGATTACTCACCTCACCCCTAGATGGGTGCTTCAACATTGGGGAACAGAGGTCTGTAGACGAGGATTTCACGATGACATCTGGATCGCCA